TTTATCTTTCTTGTTATTATAAGAAAAATCGACAACATCTTTTATCTGGTCTGCTTTCAAACTACCCCCTTTTTTCTCTATTCCTCTTAAAAGTCTTAACTGACTTTTGGCGTCCTTTTTGAGTGAACCTTCGCTTTTCACTTCGCCAGTAATAGTATTCCAAACTTTATAAAGCTCTTTACCTCTAATTTTTCGCATAGTAAACGGCATATTATTATATATAATAAGAATATAATAATATCACTAAATCTTGAAAATTACCATAGAACATTTATAGCTAAATTATTAGGGCTATATTTATTTCTTTTCCAGTCCCCTCTTATATTTGTAGCCCTGCTAATGTATGATGAACGACGCCGTAAATTAGCGTGTTTTAAAAAATCCTCGTAATTAATATTTCCAAAGTGTACCTTTTTTCCATCAGGGTCTAAAACCATATATTTTTTATCTTTTCTTGTTGATAAAAATAATGGCGTATTTTTCCCAATATATTTATTTAATTTCTTTTGAGCTATAATTGGATTACTTACTTTCCAAATTGGATTAGATTTCGATATATTTTCAACACTCATTATATATTATAGATATTATTTTTAAATAAATCTTGGTAGACCATCTAATTCATACAAAGAACTCATCACATTATTTCCAATTCTGTAAATTGGCTTCTTAAAAACGCCACCAGAAACAGACGGAGTGTCCTCTTCTCCAATAGCTTCTCTTGGAAGAACTCTTTGTTGTCTGGCTTCGTTAAAATTAGTTTTTAGTCTTATTATTATCTCTCCAACATTATACATTAGTGTTATTAATTCCATTACCAACTCTTCAAAATTAGGTATTCTTTGGAAATTAGCCTGTGTTCTATTGCGTCTATCTATTCCTTCTTGTATTTGGTCGTCTTCTAAATCGTCCATCATCATATCAGCCTGTCTTTCATCATCATCAGCTCCAAAGTATAATCCTGCTAATTCTCTGGCTAATCTGGCTTCTTCCCTATTTTCGGCATCTTCATCTCCAACCAATTCTATATCTATATTTGTTAAATAAGTAGAAGTTGTATCAAAAGTAGTTCCTAATTCTTTCCATGCCGTTTTTAAGTCAGCAAAAACACCCAAATCCAAATAAGAAACTCCTTTACCCAAAGCATTTAAACTTCTTATCAATCTTCTTGTTAACTTTCTTGCTATAACAACAAGTTTCAAAATCTTTTTAGTTTCTTCAAAGTTTTCAACAACTACAACATCTCCCATTTCTTCAAAATACAAATTACCTTGTCTTAAAATACTGGCTATTTCTTCCATCTGTCTAATAATATCTTCTGCTAAACTATCAGCTTTTCCATTTGTTAAATCGACTGCGGGTTTTTCAGTAAGCTTTAAAATCCCCTCCTCCATCAGTCCAATAATTCTTTTTTTAGCTCTTGTTAATCCTGCTTCTTCCGTAGCACCTTGATTATATCTTGGTATAGTCGGCATATATAATATTAATATATATTATTATTTTAAATAAATAATATATGTCTAAAATCGATATTTTCTATATATTTTAATATAGTCCGTGAGCTTTTACATATTTGGAAGCGTCAGTCATTTTTAATCCTTGTTCTTTCATTATTTTCTTAACAATTTCAGCTCTCATTTTGCGTCCATCACCACCACCACTTCTAACACCTTTACCCATTAATGCGGGAGCAATTACATCGTGTCCTAAATCATATCCAAATGTAAACGGATTTACTCCAATAGATTTATCAAATGGTTCACCTGCTTTTTTACCTATTTTTGTAATAGTACCCAAAAGGTCGAACTTACCACCGCTTCTTGGTCTGCCTCTTGGTCGTTTCATTTCACCCACACCTGCGGAATAAACGCCAGAACCAGATGCTTCACCAGACATGTAAGATTTTACAGCTTGTTCCGCCATTTTTGTAGCCACTCTTTCAGCAATAGGTAAACCAACTCTAACAACTTCTTTTCCAACCTTTTTAAGAACTGGAACAGATGCTTTTGCGACCTTTCCTAATGTTCTTCCAACCTTCTTTAAAGTTAGTTTTCCACCAGAAGCTCCCATAGGAGAATTAGCACCTTCAACCATTTTTCTTGGTCTTCCTCTTGGTCTTTTACCTGCTCCTGCTAATGAAGCCATTAGAGCATCTTCGGCTACCTTTGTACCTACTTTTGTAGCAATAGGCAAAGCAACTTTTCCAACTCCTTTTGCTACTGAACCAAGAGCTTTTCCAAAATTAAACTTTCCACCAGAACCAACACCAGAACCAGCCAAAGCTTCCATTAATGCTTTTTCAGCCACTTTCGAACCCACTTTTGTAGCAATAGGCAAAGCAACTTTTCCAACTGAACCCAAAGCTTTTCCAAAATCAAATCTTCCTCCGTCCATTCCACAAGAGCAACCACAACCACCATTTAAAGCTCTCATTTCAAGAGCATTATAAGTAGGATAAGTAGCCATAGTTCCAGAACGAACCAGAGCATACGGGTCTGGTTGACTAACAAAGGGGCTAACCATACCAGCTGGTCTATACATAGCACCAGCACTATAAACTCCTGCTCCCATCATAGCGGTCATTAAAGCATCTTCCGCCACTTTTGTACCTACCTTTGTAGCAATAGGCAAAGCAACTTTTCCAACCCCTTTTGCGACAGAACCCAAAGCTTTACCAAAGTTAAACTTTCCTCCTCCCATTTCTCTAACCATCGAACCCAAAAGAGGGTGACCTAAATGAGGGTGACCTACTCCTCTCATATTTACAGAGTGAACTGAACCATCAGCTCCAAGCCAAGCCCCTCCTTCCATTCTATCCTCGAATATATCGGGTTCTCCATTTGTATCTTGTCTACTATTGTATTCTTCTAAAATACTTAAAAGCCTTTCGTTATAGGGCGTATCAAAAGCCATTCCGTAGTTTCGTGAAGCCATTATATAATATTAATATATATAATAATTTTCCATATATATTAATTTAAATGGATAGTTTATATAGTTATTCTATATTTTTAATAATAAAATATTTATTTTTATCTTATTATTTATTCTATTTATTTATTACTAAAATACTATCCCAAGTATCCCAACTATTTAATAACAAAGCTTTTCAAGTCGAGAACCCATACCAGCTCCCGATGGAACACCAGCTCCCGATGGAACACCCATTCCAACCATACGCCTTGCTCTTGCTACTAAATCTCTAACAATAGGTAGTTTCTTGGAAGCCGTAGCAATTCTATTCATCATACTTCCTCCAACCATACGGGAATATTGAACTGATGAAACAGGGTCTAAACTTTCCTCGTTGGTTTTAGCATCAAGAACCATCTGTTTAGTAAGGATACCAGTATAAATATTAGATGAACCAGCAATAGTAGTAAAAATACCACTATTCACGCAAATAATACATATTTCAGGAACAACAGCTACACTATCTATATTGGTACAATTAATTTGGAACTGGAAATTGTACTGACCGATAGAACCAGATGAAAGATAATCTGGAAGAGATAAATCGTAAGCAGGAGAAAGGATAAGAAGTGAACCAGTTGTAGCAACAGCAGAACCAACACCAGTCGCATTATCAGCATTATTAGTAGCACCACTAAACTCCGCCCAAGATTGAGTAGAATGATTATTAACTGATATACGCCACAAATCTTCGGGAAGAGCAGAACTCAAAAGACCAGAAGTGTTATTCAAGTTAACACTAATGCTATTAATCTTAAAGAAGGTTGAACTATCCTTAATAGTCTGTGTAGACATAGGCTTTCGAACAGAAATAATAAAATAATCTGGAAGCTGATTAATTTGAATATTTTGAGAGTTATAAGTAGAAGAAGCACCAGCATTCAAAGCACCAGTCGAAGATTGAAGAGAAAGGTAGCGAGGTAAGTCCATGTACGGCACAACATTACGAGCAGAAATCAAATCCGTAGGTTGAGTAGACAAAAAGTTCACCAACATACGAGTATTCTGGAAAGGATTTTGTTGAGCTTGTGTTCCTAAACCAATAACATATGTGTAAGGATTAGCGGTAGACCAAAAACGCTTACATGAGCTATCGATATTGAAAACGAAAGACATAGCATTAATTCCTACTAAACCTTGCTTGTTGTAAACAGCATCGCCATAGATAAAAGGAGAAAGACCCATTAGAGGCTCTGTTACTTTTACTAAACCAGTAATAACAAAAGTATCAGCCACATTTGTAGAAACAGGGGAAGCATCTTGACCGCCACCAGTAATATTGTGTACCAAAGTTAAAGCACAAGGGAAAGCACCACGAGGGATAAGGTCGCCATCGTAAGATTGGTCGGCGTAATCACCAAGAGGGTTATTCGAAGCACCAACACCAGCGGAAAATTGTTTATAAGCTTGGTCGGGAAGAGCAGGGGTCATTCCGTTATATTTATAAAGTTCTCTGTTGCTATTCAAGCGGAGAATAGAAGGCAAAATATCTTGAAGATTGCTTGAAACATTAGTGTTGTTAATTTGAGCGGAACAAGTAGTAAACAAAGAGTTCAAAGGGAATGCTTGGAAAGCATCAGTTTCACCATAGTTGAAAGCAGTATCACCAATAGGAACAGCGGAAATAGTAAGTGTAAAGTAAATATCAGTCTGTACTAAAACTTCTCTGGAAACCACAATATTTTCGCTTGGAACTTGAATATTGAAAGTCATGGAAGAATTAGATGTTGAAACAGCTGAAAATTGTTGATAAGTATTGGAAGAAGCACCAGAAGCAACGGCATATGAAAGCTGGTCGGTAATATCGGCAAGGCGTCCGTCCTTAATAAGAGTAGTTTTGAAGTCAGCACTCATTTATATAATATCTAAATATATTATTTTTCTAAAAAAGATAATATAATTGTTAAAGTTTTACAATTTGGCTAAACTCCTGAACCCTTTGCGTGAAAAAACCTGTCTTTTCTTTCGAATAAGAACTTTACAGAAGCCGAAGCCCCAGAAGCCAAAGTAAATGGAATTAGTTGACCCAATTTATCACGCCAGTACACATTTATATCAATATTCGTTAAAGGAGTATTTCCAGTCATATCGATACGCCTATACTCGGCAGTAGGATTATATAATACATTTGGCTTAAATACTTGTTGATTGGTCGCCATATCCGTAATAATTTGAGCGAAGTTAGCATTATTTCCTATACCTGAACTACTTTGTCCGTTATTAAAAACTAATGGAGCGGAAAGCTGATTGCTAATAATTGGAATAGTATTTGAAGTAAACACTATTGAAGCAACTGGCGACCAAGTGTCGATAGTGCTAAACTCTTGAAACATTTGCGTCCAAATAGTTTGAGTTGCGGGAGCTACTGGATTTGTTGGTAGAAGAATAGTGTTAACACCAGCAAAATTGGCTACCTCCATTTGATAGTTTCTTCCTAAACTAACACTACTTCCTGTTCCAAAATATAGAGATGGAAAACTATTAAAGAGAGAAAAAAGAGGAGGATTAAAATATATCTTAATTCTTGCTGTTTGCGACCTATCGTAATATTGTTCCTGTGCCTGTAAAATAGCAGATTGACTTGTAGTGTCCCAAGTCATTACAGCCTGTTCGGCAAGAGCAACGGGAGATAAAGCTCCACCTGTATTAGCAATCAAAGAAGTCAAAGCCGTAGCAAATGCCGTATTAATTAATGAAAGAAAATATTGAAATTGATAACAATAATAGTAGGAGGTATTTTCTTGAAACTTGTTATTTGTTGCTGATGGAGGCAAAGGTACAACAGCATTTCTATTTTGAGGTATCCAGTTAAGATATACTTGTGATGACGGAGTAATTCCTCCTAAACCATCATCATATTCTAATGTTAAAGAATAAATCGATAAATCTGGATTGCCTTGATTAGGTTGGATTTCACATATGATATTAGGTAGATTGTAAGTATCTAAACTAAACCTTACAATACTTAAATAATAGTCCCCAGAATTATTAATAATAGGATTTGTTCGAGTTTCGTTAAATCTTAAAAATGGCTCTTCTGTTGTAGTCGACTGAAAGTTTGTAGAAACAATATCGTAGTAAATCATATCTGGATTTTGAGCTTTCTTAAATGATGAAAGTTGCGACATATTATATAATATGAGTATATATTATATTTTATTATAAATCTATTATATGAAATAGGCTACAAAAATAGCTCCTCCCGCTGATGTACTCGTTCCTAATACATTACTATATGCTAACTTGTTATTCCCATTTTCACCACCAAGATATAAACCATTTGCTCCTCCGTATACATTTGTTAAAATGTTTCCTCCAACCAAAGCTCCGTTTAAATTACATGCTCCACCAGCTCCCGCTATCAATTGATTTGAAACTAAAAATGATGTAGTCGAAGGAGTTGTAGTATCCTGTGTAGTATAAACTACGGCAGGGTCAGCGGTAGTTCCAATATTTAAAAGAAGCGACCCATTTAGTCCACAGCCATTTCCAATTGTACCAGAAACAACAGCCCCAGAAAAACCACCACAAGAACCACCAAAAAGCCAAAAATCCACCTTTGCTATATTAGCCCTGTTAACAAGGGCAGACATATTATAAGCTCCTGATGTAGTAATAGTATATGTTAAAGTTTTACCACCAACTTCTATTTTAGCGTCTACATATGCCTTTGAAGCAGGTTGATTTAAAGCTGTTGGAGCTTCTAATTGAGGAGTTGATACGCCTGTGAAAGTTCCTGTGAAATTATTTGTCCCAGTTAAAGTATTAGCAGTTGTTAAAAGTCCAGACGGATTTCCACCCGTCCAATTAGTCATACTTACATATGAATATAAGTCGGTAGTATTTAATACACCAGAGCTAAATGGAGGAACGCTTGGCGGGTCGGCATTTGAAAATACAGGAGAAACGCTCCAAAAATTAGTAGTATTTAATGGATTATAACCAGCAACAGCGTTATCTACATCTACTTTTTGGATTAAATCCGTAGCACCTACAACAGCAACACCAG